TTATTAGCTAATGCTTTTAAAACATCTTGGATATGGTTTTTAATGTAATGAATAGCATTTTGATAATACCCGTCTTTGTATAAGTAGAGGGTGCGAGTATTCTCTCCGTAGGTTAAATATTTATTTTTCTTAATTAAATATTGAGCCAAAAGGAATAAGCCATCATCCTTTTTTGATTTTATTATTTTTTTCCAATCAACCTGTTGTTCTTTTATATCTTCTTCATTACTATTTAATTTATTTTCTAAAGAGTTTATTTCTGCTTGGGCAAATTCATTTTGTTTTTTTGTTGATAATATTTTAATAGAACGATAATTTTCCTTGAAGTAATCAAATGTCTCAACATTGCTTAATTGAAGTTGCATCTTTACAAATTCAAAAGGACTATAACCATCTTTTATATCAGAAAAATGTTGTGTCCCGCCATGCACTACAAAATTACCATCACTGGCTTTGAAGCATGCAGAAGGACTATTTGAACCAAGAGCATACCAATGCTTTTTACCATCCCATCTCCAATTCATAATTTTTGAAACTATATCTTCAATAGGAATATTGTTAATGGCTTGATATACATCTTCTCCTTCTGTTTGAATGCGATTAGCTAAATCAGTCATTCTTTTTTGGTGTTCTTCCTCTTCTTTTTTAATCTGCTCATAATCAATAAAATAATCCATTATTTCTTTTTCAGTGTATTTAAGTTCTGGGTGTGCGGATATTATTTTAACAAGGTAAGGATTTTGCGGGTCTTTCATGTGATTAAAATCTGGCACACGCAAAACCCGAGTGTAATCTTTCATTGAATTACAACCTTTTAACTTTAATTTTATCCAATGTTGAATAAGTTTAAAATTATCTATGGTGGCGTCTTTAGCTAACCAATAAGCATGAAGTGATTTTTTTGACTGGACAACAAATGAAGGTTTTAATTTAAGTGCGTCTAAATTTGCTTGTTGCTCCTCTATGGTTAAATCATCACTCTCTGCAAACCAAGCATTTATACCTTTTAAATGTTCTATTTTTCTTATACCATCTGGAAATTGATTAACAGAAAAGAAAATTCCACGACCTTCCGTGTTATATTGATTTAATTGTTCATCTGAAGTATTTGATGGCTTTATGGTTCTGGCCATAGGATCAGGAAATTGTTTTGTTTCCTGATTATCATTAAATACTTGATAAACAAAATTGGGAAAATGGTTAAGAAATTCTTGACGAGTCATGGTTATTAAATTATTGTGTTGTCATTGTTAATTTATACCATCCGATATTTTTTTTATTATCTTCTCTTTGTGAATCCCATAAATAATAATAGATATCCCCTTCTTCTGAAACACCATATATTTGTGTTCCATAATCATCTTCTAATTGAACAGAAGTAATTTGTTTGATTTTTAATGATTTCATAAAATTAAAGTTAATTATAGTTATTTTTTGTTATATAATTTGTTATAAATATTAATTATACTTTGCACCGTTCCTATACTCAACTTAAAATGTTTAGCTATAATTTTATATTTCCAAATTTTAGATAATTTATAAATAGTTTTATTTCTATTCTCAAACATATATTTTTTATTATTCATATTTTTATTTTAAATTTATTACCAACAAAAAAGCACTTACAAGACGGCTTAATGGCTAATCACAGCCACAAACAGCGAATTGTCGCTGTTTCGTCTTATAAGTGCATTCTTATTGATGTGATTATTTTTAAGCATATAAAAGTGGTGGAAAACTTAATTTAATAATATCATATCTAAAAATATAAAGCAAATCAAAATCTGTGGAAAACTTTTTTTTAAAAGAAATAAAAATTATTATATTATAATTAAAAATTGACAAAAAGTCAAGTTATATATTTAATTTTATTGATGACAGGTATGACACCTATTTATATATACTCCCCCCCATGTATATTATTATTATATATTATACTATAATATATATACAATGTCAATAGAAAAAGATATGTATGGGGGGGAAATAGATTAATTAGATGTCAATGGTGTCAACATATTTTTTGCTATATTATAACATAAAGTGAAGTTATTGTAAATAGAAAATTATTAGGTTTTTTAGCTATTGACAAATTATTTGTATGCCGTATAATAAATATATAATTCATAAAAGGTTTAACAAAACAAATGCTTAAATCAAAAAGAAATCTTAGTGGTGCATGCAAACTTGCCAATACTAGTGTTGGTCGGTAGTTTGCGCCACCGAGATTTTTTTATTTCTCGGGTTTCAAGTATGTGTAATTCCTTAAACACAGTAAGCCTTCACAGGGGAGCTACCTCATTGGATGACTCCCTCTTGGCTTCTAAACAAATGATTGTAATTAATTTTAAAGATTTTATGGCTACAAGATTAGATCAAGAATATCAAAAATGGTCTAGAATTGCTGACCAAGCAGGTGCACACGATGGAACTAAACAGAGTAATACAGATAAAAACTGGCAATTAAAAGCTAACACTGAAATGAAAAAGATTTTAAATGTGCAATCTGATTTAAATAGAAAGAAATTAAATTATGAAACTAACATGAAGAACAGAGAATCAATTCACAGATCTGTTTTCACTTTTAAATAATATGGCTTGCGGAAAAAAGAAAAAAGGTAAAAAGAAATAATTATGCCAGCAGGAAGACCACAAAAAACATTAGAAGATTTACTTCCTAATTGGAAGGAAACAATTTTGGATTTAGCCTCAAGAGGAATGTCAGATGTAGAAATAAGGAATGATTTAAGCATTGGTCATAATATGTGGTATAAATTGCAGGATAGGAATAAAGAATTTGGGGAAACCATAAAAAAGGCAAAAGATATTTGTGAGGCTTGGTGGTTAACTCAGGGCAGGACTTCTTTAAGAGATAAAGAATTTAGTTATGTCGGTTGGTATATGAATATGAAAAATAGATTTGGTTGGAAAGATAGAAATGAGACAGATATAACATCTAAAGGAGATAAGATTGGAACTGTTGATATTGATAAATTAGCTACTGAACTTAAAAAGAAATTTGCAGAATCTGGTGAAATGCCAGATAGATAAATATGGACAAGCAGGAATTTAAAAAACAAATCACAATATACATCAATGAAGTTAATAGAGATTGGCACAAGAATTTTGGTGATTTCAATACTATCAGAATGGTTTGTAATTATTTCTTAGAAGATTTGGATACATTTCTAGAGGATAAGAATGGCACTGCTGAAGCCAAGAATTGGTTATTGGGATTCTTGCAATCTAAGAAGTGGAGAGTGTCTGGTTGGTATCAGGATGTAGAACTCTACCATAATTTATGTTTTAACATTTACGAAGACTATGCCAAATTTGAATCCATACGAAATACATTTGGAAGAAGTAAAGACTCAGCAATTGGCTGAAATAGACAGAAGGGCTAATAGAATGAAGAATATTTTAACTAAAGACACTGCTAAAAAGAAAGCTTTGGATTTGGCAATGTGTAAAGATGACATCCACTTTTGGATGAAGAACTATTTGTGGATTTATGAGCCAAGGAGTGAACTAAAATCTGTTCCCTATTTACCTCAGAAATTCCAAGTAGATTTAATTGAAGAACTTATAAATGCAATCAAAGGCAAGTATGATTTAAGAATAGAGAAGTCCAGAGATATGAGAGCCACCTGGTCAATTATAATTGTGTTTGTTTATTTATGGCAGTTTCATCAGATGACATTCTTGGTTGGTAGTAGAAAAGCAGAAGAGGTTGATAAACTTGGAGACTTGGATACCTTATTACCTAAAGCTAGATTTATATTATCTAAACAACCTAAGTGGATATTACCCAAAGACTTTGATTTGGATAAGCACGCAGGTTCAATGAATATTGTCAATCCCGAAACTGGTGGCTCATTAGCTGGTGAAAGTAATAATGCAAACTTCGGCACTGGTGGTAGAAGAAATGCTATCTTCTTTGATGAATTTGCTAAATGGGAAGGCACTGATAGTTTGGCGTGGACATCTGCTGGGGCAAATACTCCCTGTCGTCTAGCGGTGTCTACACCTTTCTTTAAGAATAATAGATTTTATCAATTAAAGAATGAACCAATTAAAAATATAGCAATGCATTGGAGTCAGGATGAAGTTAAAGCAGTCGGTAGCTATAAAGATGAGAATGGCAAACTGACATCACCTTGGTATGAAGAACAGAAGACAAGATACAGACCTGATGAATTGGCACAAGAGTTTGATATTAGTTATTCAGGCACACAGCAGTCATCAGTATTTTTTGAAGAATTAGCACAGATGAGAATTGAACAGAGAATTAGAAAAGTAGATTATATGCAAAATGTGCAGTTATACTGGGCATTTGACCCGGGCATTGGAGACATTTGGTCAAATGGTTTTTATCAGATGCTTGGTTATGCTGAAGAGATTAGATGGATTGATTATTATGAGAACCAAAACCAACCAATTCAACATTATATTGACTGGGTAAAAGATATTGAGAGACCTTGGAATAAGATACATTTAGATTTACCAGCAGGCGGTAGTAATTACTTTGCAGGTTGGAGAGATATAATTGTTATACCAGATCCTAATCAAGGCACTAATAGAGAGTTGAGTTCTGGTAAGTCATTAGTCCAACAATTAAATGACGCAGGCTTTAAAAATGTTAAAATATGTCCAATTGGAAGACTTGAAGCCATATCAGAAGCTAAAAGAATATTTAACAAATTATGGATAGATGATAATAACCCCAGAATGATTACAGCTTTAGATAGAATTTCAAGTTATCACTACAAGTATAACGAGAAAATGCAAGAGTATGAGCCAGAGCCAGTCCACGATGCTTCATCACATTGTGCTGACCAGTTTAAATACTTCTCTGCTTATCTGAAGAACCCTGAAAAGATAGCTAAAGAGATAGAACAAAAAAAGGATTTGAGAGATTATATAATAACTAAGCCTAATATTCCACCAAATGTTGGAATGGCAGGCATTTAATATATGAAAGAAAAACTATTTTACATTGCTATTTTCCTAATTTTTGTAGCAAGTATATTTACTGCATACTCTATTTATCAAGAGAAAGGTGGTAATTTAGGCACAAATTATCTTGATTCTAATCTAAGAGTATTAGTTGGTTCAGCTTCTAATTATAAGTCATTACCAAAATTGGCTTATTTTGCTAATTCAACAACTACTTATGATGGCTCTTATGCTGACGGTGGTGATACGGTTTATCAAGAAGTTTCAACCCGTGGGGTTAGTAAAGTCTTAATGAATATTTCTGCAGTTGCCCCAAACGCTACATCCACTGTGTTTATTAGACAAATGGGTTCATTTGATGGCATTACTTATTTTGATTTAGCTACTTCTACTGAAAGTAGGATTAAAGCTACTTCAACAATTGCTGAAGGATTGCTTGCTGTTCAATATGATCCCGGCACAGCTACTACCTCTAAAATGATAGAGTTTGATACTGAGGGTTTATTATCTACGAGGTTTATTATGTGGAGTGAAGGCTGGACTGGTGATTTAGACACTGGTGTTCAAGCCTATATTCAAGTTCAGCCAATTGAATACATTTCAAGATAAACTAATTATAATATTATGAAAATAAAAATCGGAAACAAAAAAGATTTTACTAAAGAAGAGTTAGATAAAATTGAAAGAGCAAAAAGACAAGGTCTATCCAGGGTAGATCTACAGTTTTGGAATAAAGAATCAGGTAAGTATGATACGAAATGGATAAACATCGAAGATTTGGAAGACTAATTTAACAAATTATTAACACTACACACTGTCATAATAAAATGCAATCAATAGCAGAAGAAGTAAAATCAACACCTAATATTCAAAAGCAATCTGATGATAGAATTGAGGTGTCTAAAAAAGTCATTGATAGGTTTTATGATATGAGAGAAGTGCGTAATAGTGCTAACTCTTTTTTTCGTAATAGAACATTCTTAGAATATGTAGAAGATGGACTTAAAAGATTGAACCAATATAAAGAAAAACCTAGTTATAAGAAATGGTGGCAGGCTAATATGTCTGGTGCTACTATCAGAAATAAATTGATTGGCATTTTATCTAAATTGGCTGCCAATGCTATGGTGCCACAGGTTGTGTCTGACAATGATATTTCATTTTTAGCCAGAAAAAAAGAACAGGTTTCTAATTACCTTTTAAAGAAAGCCAATTATAAAAACAAAGATGATAAGAAGTTGGTTTTAGAAATGTTTGAGTGTATGGCTAAAGGCACAGTGGTGGGTTTTGAGGGTTGGAAATATGAAGAAAATGATGCCCGGGTAATTTTGGATGAAGATCCCCAGACTGGTGAATTGAAATTTAAAGAAGAGAAATATAATAAGTGGAATGATGTGTATGGTGAGATCGTGCCATTAGAAGATATTTACTTCGGGGACATTTATGTCAATGACATCCAAGATATGGATGATATAATCTGGAGAACAGTTTTGACTAAAACACAATTTGATACAGCCTTTGAAGGTTATCCTGATGCCGACAAAGTTGTGCCTAAGAATTCCATTTTAGCTGAAGGTGAAGACAAAACAATATTCTATCAATGCTCAGATGATATTAATGAAGATGAAGTTGAAATCCTAAGATACTTTAATCAATCAACAGATGAATTTATTATCATTGCTAATGGTATTTGGATAAACCCGATTAAAAATAAAACCATATCTCCAATTCCGTTTAATCACGGTAGACTTCCATTTTGGTTGGGTATCTTTGAATTGCTGGACTCCAAATTTATCTATGGCAAGTCTATTGCAGATAAGATGATTGCAGACCAAGATATGGAGGACAAGGTGTTTGATAACATTTTAGATAGGTTGACAATGGCTCTAAAAGCACCAATAGTTGCTTCTGGTTTAACTACTTCTTTAACTGATGGGTATTTAGAACCAGATAAGGTTTTAGAATTGGGTGAGAATAATATTAATGCCAAAGTTGAAAGACTTAATTTGCAAGAACCAGGTCAAGGTTCATTTAGTATTTTAGATGTGCTTGCTAGAAGATTAGAACAGACATCTATTTCTTCCGAAGTTACAGGTGCATCTGGGTCTGGTAATAAAACAGCTAGACAGGTTTTAATTGAAAGAGAGGGAGCTTTGCAACTGGTATCCCTGTTCTTAAAGTTTATGGAATTTGGTGAAAGAGATAAATACATTTTAAGATTATCTAACATTTTTCAATTTTATACCTTGCCATCACATAAAAAAGACAACAAATTCAGAAAAATGGTATTAAGAAATGAAAGAATGAGTAATGGCAAGATTGGTAATATACAACTTGAATTTGTGGATAAGATTACTACGAATAATGATAAACAAGAGTTAATTGGAGAAGATACCGAGATAATTCAAATTACACCTCAATTTATAAGAGATTTTGAAGCTGATATAGTAATGGTTCAAAGGTCGTCAATTTCAAAGTCAGAGGAGTTAGAACAGGCGAAAGAGATAGAATTTCAGAAGACAGTGGCAACACTTTACCCTGATTTATATAATAGAGAAGTAGGATTCCAAGATTTAATTTCCAAGTTTAGAGATAAGAACTATAATGCTCTAAAAAAGGAAGTCCAACAACAACCTACAATGCCTGAATTTGGGGCAGAAATGGGTCAAGGAGGAGTTCCAGAAGGAAGTATGGGAAAACCTACCCAACTTGAGGGATTAGATAATAAATCACTAAAAGAGTTAATATGACAATAATAAAAAAGGTTAAATCATTACTTATAAAAAAAGCAGTACAATGGATTGTGAATGACATCAAAACTATACCCAAAGAAGAGATGTTAAAAGAAGTAGATCGGTTGGTAGTTTTGTCAGAATTACGAAAGATAAACAATTTCGAGAGAATGTTGACTGAATTTATCAATGAAAACAGGAATCAATATTTTGACTTGGCAGAAAGTAATCAGGAGTTAAGATTATTAGCCAAAGGTGCAACAATGTGGGCAGTTGCAATTTTAAAAGCAATGCCAGATGCTCCTCTTAAGTTAAAGAAAATAGCTGAAGATGCCGAGAGGCAATTTAAAGCTAATAAAAATATATGATTCATTTAAAAAATACTTCAGACGAAAACAAAAATGGTAGTGTTACAATTGATATTACAATGTCAGAACATCCAATTACAAATTCTAAAGAATGGACAGAAATTCCAGTTAAAACAGATGGTAGTTCATTAAACAAAACAGAGATTGAGGGATTTAAAGAAAAGGATAAAAGCAAAACATTTAACTGTGTAATTAAACCAGGTGAGGTGGCTGCTTTTGGAGCTGGTTCTAAGTTAAATGAAGAACACGCCGAGTATGTATTTCAATTGTTTGGTTCACCAGAATATGCTGATGAATATGGTAGAAAAAATAAAAACTGGTTAATTGAAGTTGATAAAGATGAAAATGAAATCAAAGACAACTTATTTGAGAAATATCGCTCATCTTATAAGGGTTTAGTTGATTTTAGAAAGTCAAATAAGGAAAAGGAATAGCACATTAATAATTAATTAAGCACACTGCGTCGGGTTTGGGTCGTCCTTATCCGAATCAGTTGGTCTATATGCAGTGTGTAGGCTAACAGTTTCGGATAAAGGCGTCTCAAGCAGACGCTTTTTGTGTTATATAGTCGTGGTGGGCAGGCTACCCCACTTAAAATAAACGGCTTTAACTAACTATATGACAGAAAATTCTAATGAGGAATTAAAACAAAACGATTCTCCTGTCGTTCCTCCAGAAGATAACCAAGAAATTCAACCTGAAACTGATGAGAGTCGTAAATCAGTAGAAGAAAATGAATCTATTGGTGAAAATCAAATCCAGCCCACAGAACAGGAAACAATTGAGATTCTAAAGGCAAAATTGGCACAAGTTGAGAGTGATCGGGACAATTACAAACAAGGTTTACTATCCGAAAAGGGTAGAAAACGTATGGAGGAATTAGTTCCGAAAGAAGAAACACCTGAACTGCCTGATAATTTTGATACAACCTTACAAACCCCAATTGTCAATGATTACCAATCCAAAAGAGCTGACATTTTAGCCGACTATGAGGGTAAAATACAACAGTTAAGTGATGAAGAATTTAAAATTCTTATTAGACGATTAAAAGCTGAAGAGCAATTACTCGTCAACGATGCTGTTGCTAAAAATTCTTATGTTGCTAAAAAACATATTCAAACGATGATTGATGAAAACCTTGATTATTTGAATTATAAGTTCAACTCTAAACAGGAAGTCAAAGAAAGTCCTGTCTCTGCTGATATCGGTTCTACTAAGTCTATCCGAAAGATAGCAAGTCCTGACCGATATTCAGAAGAAGATAAAAAGATAGCTTCTGACGCTGGTATGACTCTTGAAAGATATACAGAGTTAAAAAACAAGGGCTACTTTTAAAAATTAATTTAGTTTTTATGGCTTTTAGTTATAAAAAATCTTTAAGAGGCAATTCTACTCCAGTATTACAAACTGTCATCATTGACAATTCTGATGATATTGAAGTGGGAGATATGGTGAAATGCTATAATGCTGGCAATGCTGAAAAAGCAACCGCTGGTGTGCCTATTTTTGGTGTAGTTCACGCCATTGTTGATAAATATGGCAATGCTATTGAACCAGAAAAACAAAGTAAAGCTGTAATGGGTTCTGCTACTGAAGCTTCTGGTGTCGTGACAGTTGCATCTGATAACGAAACAGTTGATAAAATTTCAGTAGTTGTTGATACATCTGTAGATTCTATTTATTCTGGAACAGTCGATGGCACAATTGGCACAACAAATTCTTCAGAAAAATTAGGTGCCTATATGAATTTGACAGATGAAAATTCTATTGCAGAAAATTCTGCTGTCAGAAATGGTCAAGCGCAACTTTATGGTTGGGGAACAGATCCAGATGATAGCACAAAATTATTAGTCTCCATCGTTGAGTCAGAACTTCACGCTGGAATGGCATTTTCATAATTAATGAGCTAATATCGCATTACTCCGATTTTATCGGAACTGTTGATATTTTCTAAAGGAACAAATATATGCCGAATGTTTTAGAAACACGAGCCGTATTTGGCGATTTAGCTCATCGTGGAGCTATTGCCCAATTCGCTGACGTGTTTGATCAATCACTGCAAGTTTATGATGGAACAGATGTGTTAAATAAAATTTTTAAAGTTGAATCTACATCTGACTCTGTCATAAGAGATACCTCACTTGCTGGACTTGGATTATTTGCTGAAACCAATGAAGGTGATGCTTATGATACTGATTCCAACTTAGTGGGATATGAAACAACTTACTTCATTAAAGATTTAACAAAATCTGTTGAAGTAACTAAGAATCGTTTAGATGACACAAACTATAAAACAGAATTAGATGCTTTCCGTTTAGCTGGTATTTCTGCCAGAATGACAAAAGGTAAATATGCCTTGAATGTGTTAAATTCTGCTTTTACCACTGGGGTCACCAACAATGGGTTCACTATCTATAGAATGGGAGATGCTAAAGCCTTGGCTTCTGTATCTCATCCAAGAAAAGATGGTGGAACTGCACAATCCAATGCTTCTGCTACTGGTATTACCTTGACTGAATTAAACCTTGAAACTGGTCGTTTAGCTTTAGTTAAACAATTAACAGATAGAGGTTTGCCTATTGAATTTATGGGTAAGTTAGTTTTAGCAGTGCCAGATGATTTGGAAAAAGATGCTACTATTTTCGCTAATACAGAATTTAGAC